GCTCGGTTGTATTTACTGCACCATTAAATAAATAAGACGGCTTATTCTCTGGACGTTCTTGTGGCCCGCTTACTTTTGGCACAGGGACGAGTAATTGGCTGATGCCGCCAAGTACAAGTGATGCACCAATCGTAAGTGGCAAGGTTGCCGCGCTGCTTAAAAAGCCTGTACCGCCTATAGTAGCCCATCCTAAAGGGTTCCAAAATGCAAGACCAATCATCGCAGCCCCCGCTATGAGCTGAAAGAATCCACCCCGCTTAGAACCCCTAATGATAGGAATAAGATGAAATTCGGCTTGAGCGCCATACCACATTTGAAATTCATCAGATGATGTTGTCAGCTCTTCTCTCTGCACCAAGAACCGATAAACTATTCCGTGTTTTTCAGATTCTAAGAGAAACTCTTTAAATCCTCTTTTTAAAACACATAAGGCTCGGATGGCTTCCGCTGGTGTTTTTACTGCCAGCTTATGGACTTTACCAAAGCGTTTGCCTAACTCGCCTTTAAGGCGTATTTTCCTTATGTCGCATGATGTGCGTTGTTCGTTCGCGGTAGAATTGTCCATATACATCCTTACTTGATAGTCGTCCGTATAGGTGATGGCCAATTAAACCATCACCAAGATAAACACCAGCATGATTAGGTACATTTGCGTTAATTTGCATCACAATCATGTCGCCTATTTTTAAGTCTTTGACTGGATAAAATCCCGCGTCCTCAAAGTTATCAACATAGAGATTGCCACCATTATCCCACCAGCCATCTATGCGATTGTAGTTTGGGAGATTAATACCCAGTTCTTGGCGATACCAATCACGCACAAATCCGTAGCAGTCGGTCATGCCATGGATAAACTTACGCCCATACAAATCAGGCACCTCTGTAAGTGCAGGCATAAAATGCGTAGATACCTCATCGCCTTCTAGTCCAATAATGCACCATTCTAATCCACTTATTTTATGTGCATCTTGATCTGCAATACTTGGTAAACAGCTCTCGTCAGGATGGGAATGAACAACGGTTCTAATTTCCCCCACTCCTTCCGCTCTGGCATAATCTTCTACGCCAATCAAAAACTCATCTTCTGTTTCTGCCGCTAAATTGGTACAGGCGACATACTGCAATTTGCCATTTTTAAGCACAAAAAAACCGCAACTTTCGCGCGGATAACTTTGTTTGGCGTGTGCTATTGCATCATCAATATGTTTCATTTTAAATCCTCATATATGCCGCACTTGGGAAACCACCAAAAGGCAGTTCTGAGTGCTCACCAAAATGTGCTTTACAGTCAGCAAGCGTTTTAGAGCAAGTTGCTTTATCGCCTGTATATCCGCAAAACTGCCCCTTATATTTATGAGTGCAATATTGAGCCACAATCTGCCTACGGGGTAATTTCACCCCCTCTAAATCAGTAGCGGGTAATAACTCGAAACTAACCGTTAAATGGTCTTCCGATGTTTTTTGCGATATATAAAATATATCATCGGGTAAATGTGCGTTTGGGTCGGCAGTCAAATTTCCATTTTCAAAATTTACCGCATCAAGATAGATTATTTTCGTTCGTTTGCGAGTAAGTCGAGCGCCCTCAATGCCTTTTAATTTTGCCAAGACTAATGTAATCGCCCCACCTAAATTGGAAAATGTAATCCTTGGTCTAACAGGATTTAACCCATCAACTGCAAATCCCTCAGCTTTGACTGGATAAGGTGTATATTCCAGCCCTTGCCACACAATAGCTTGACCTAATGGACTTAATCCATCGTGGAAACGATAAACAATATCGCCAAATTTAGTGAGATCGAGTTCAAATAATTCTATCCAACCATGAGAGGCGTATTGTTGCAGTTGTCCGTAAATACTCATATTTACTCCAATAAAAAACCGCACTTTCTAAAAGATTGTGCGGTTATAAGTTCACGAAAAGATCTAACTGTTTAATTTGTAAAAGCTCACGCTCAAGGTCTTGCTTTTCTGATTTGCATTGCTGCAATAATTTTCCCCGTTCACCAGCTCGTTGCGTATATTCGGCTTTCTTTTGTTGCCACAATGCCAACTTGTTTTTGACTTCATCACGGCGAGCAATACCCTCTGTCCAGTAATCCCATAAAGCTAAGAAACATTCTTCTTGGTAATTCTCCAAGCGTTCTTTTAAATCGGCACGCACTTTGTTTGGGTTAATGCTAAAGAGCCAGCCGTTGAGTTTTTTGATTGGCATACAGAGCATTGATTGAATACCGCCATTTGTAGGTGTTGCGATATCGCAACACCCGAATTTACGACTATTTTGATTGAGTTTCACAGACTGACTAGCCCAGTTTAACCCAATTCCCTCCACAATCTCACGCATTGCCACATAAGCCACGCCGTTGTTATCCACTAAAGTAACTTCTTTACCTAAAAATTCTGCAGTTAATGTTTGCATATTTCTTCCTGTTTTCTCCACAAAAAGGGGCCTGTAAGAAGCAGTGAGTGGAGAAAGGAAGCACCGCTTGTCACGTGTACATCGCTATCTTACAGGCAATAAAAAACCGCCCATAAGAGCGGTGGTTTGTTAATATTGTTGTGTCTGTTCGGTGTGACAGATTTTGCCGTCACAGTCTTGATTAAGGTTTAGGGCGTGCGCCATATACACCACAAATGCACACACGAGCGTAATGATTAATTTGTTCATTTTCTGTTCCTTTTGTCGGATTTTAGGTGTGAGAATCCGCCGCACGATTTTTCAAAAGTGCGGTCGGATTTTGTGGTGTTTTTAGAAATCGATTTTGACTGCTTTCTGGTCAAACTTGCGCAAGTGTTCTAATGCTCGCCAATTTGTCATTGGGTCAATCTCAAACTCTTGTGTAATGCGGTTTAAGATTTTGTTTGTTGAGCGTAGCACACTTAAATATTCGTAAGCCTGTCCATAGATTTGTCCGCTCATGTTCGAGCCTAAAACGTTAAAGGCTCTCTCAATATGTTGGAAAGTGCCGACGCCACGTTTGAAGGCGAACCATAACCAAATAAGCTGTTGAAGTTCGTACTCGGTAAATTCAAAACTGAATTTCTTTTCACGGCTAGACAATTCAGCCTCAGTGATCAACTCCCCTTCTAAAATTATCTTGTGAACATACTCTACCGCTTGAGGTAACTGCTCTAATGTTAAATCTTCGATTGATTCCACATTAAAGCGTTGATGGACTAAATGATAAGCCTCAGAATAAATTAATCCTTTCTTGCTCACTAACATATTCACGGCATTGCGTAGGCCCGTGCGATCATCTACTGTAGTTTTTGATTCATATTTACCCGTTTTACGGATTGCCGGCAAGACTTCCGCTGTAACCCATTTTCTAAAACGGTGTGGAATAGATCCTTTTTTCACTGCATCACGGCAACGTAAGATCAAAGTGTACATTCCGCTTTCGCTGACAATATTCATTTCTTGTTGTCCGCTAGGGGTGTAAATTAAACTTACACCCTTTTCATCTTCATCTAACGCAATTAAAGACATACGAGAGTTTGTTAGACCGATTGCATCGCAAACGTCCTTAGCAACAAACCAAGGCTCATTGTTAATAGCTAAAGTGCGGATGGATTTTGATTCAAAGCTGAATGTGGAAAGTTGGGTTTGATTAGACATAGACTGTCTCCTTTGGATTTTTGCGATATTAAGATTTACCCTAAATAGGGTGCCAAGAGGTTCGCAAACCGTCCAAAGCCGGCTGGAGTTATTCCCCGAAGGTCTTTTATTCCTCGCCCTCTCGGCATAGATGAAATTGGATTTATGCGTGTTAAGTCTTAATGGCAATAAAACTAAACGAGATCACAAATTTTACGCATAAAAAAACCGCTATGCTATCGGGTGCGGACTTCCGCTTTGGATTTAAGGCTGCGACACCTATGGGGTGGATGCTACGCTAGCCGTTTTTCAGTGTCAAGATAAAATATGACAAGGCTTTTAAAAAATCGGGCATTATCCACCCCATTCCAAAAATAAAAGCCAGAAATAAAAATGTGTATGCAAATTGGCGCGCTTTCTTAGACTTATCAATTACTTCTAACATTTTACAAATCCCCTTGATTAAATCGGTGTATTGTTTCATAATCTGTATTGTTCCTTGGCTTATTTATTAGGTTCAAAAGAAAACCCCGAAGTGCTGCTAACGCTTCGGGGTTTAGTTATTTTTAGGTTTACCACCATCGAATAGCTTTAATGATACTTGGTAGCTTCCACGTAAAAGCGAAGATGAAAATTAAAAAGGCGACCGCGAAAGTCGCTTCCCATAATCCATATTGCATAATTAACTCCTTGAAGAATAGAAAACCCCGAACATTGCGAGTGTTCGGGGTTTGTTTTTTTATCTAAAAACTACACCACTTCTTCAAAGGTGCAGCTGATTTCCGTGTGTCTTTTAGTGACGGTTTTTGACCATTTCGGGCAAACGACTTTGATTAAATCGCCATTTTCGTATTCACGAAAGAAAAATGCCGTGACGCCACCATGCGATGTTAAAAAGCGGTCAAATTCGACCGCACTTTTGTGATTGAGCTTGTATGTCAGGTTAAATTTGCGAAGCAGCGGATTTAGTCCGTCCACCATCCGCTGTTGATAACCATCGCCAAAATTAAGCACTTTTCGTCTAGGTTCTTCCTCTACAGTGTATTTAGGCTGAGGACACCAAGATAATGTTTTTAATGCCATGTTTACTCCTAAGATAACAATCCACCAGGGCGCATATTCTTCTGCAACATTGTTCCCGCTTCTGCTTGCGCAATTTGTCGCACTAATTCCACGGTGATTTCAAGCTGTCCATTTCTTGATTGTTGGCTTACCGTTGCATCCATCGGTTCACCGTTATTAATCACCTTAACCGCTATATTCCCTGATGATTTAGGTTGATAAGCCATAGTAGGCAATCTTGGTACACCGACTCCACCACCATTAGCAAAACCACGACGCACAGAACCGTAATTAAGATGATCTAAAAAGCCACGACCCAAACGAGCAGTGGCTTCTTTTGTTATGACGTATTCGCCCTTATGTACAATACCAGCAGGCGTGTATTTTCCCCCATCACCTGTATAACCACCTGTAGCAAAACCAACACTGGTAATTTGAGACACTAAATTAACACCAGCACTTGCCACTGCTGCCATATTAGCGAATTTCTGTGCTGGCGTAAGAGCGGTTGGATCGGCAAGTGCTTGTGCGATCGCTTGAGATAACTTCACTGTAGCTTCTGCAATGGCAAAGGCTTTTGAGATTGCAAACATCGCCTTATAGGCTGCTGATTGCTTACCGGCTGATTGCTTACCGGCTGATTGTTCAACGATTGATGTTAAAGTCCCAAACGCATTACCAAGATCATTTAATCCAGTAGCATAAAGTCCCATTTGCTCTTGAAACTGATTATTTCTGTATTTTTCAATAATTTGCTGTTTGCGTTGTTGGAATTCTTCTTCCGTGATTAACTTTTGATCGTTAAATGATTGAAGCTGAGCAAGCTCTTGCGTTTGTTGATTAATTAACTCTTGTTGTGGGTCATAAAGTGCGCGTAATTGTGCCAATGGATCGACCGCACTTTGTGACACCTGTTGCGCATAGTCAAACTGTACTCGAGTCGAGGCTTTCACTGCTTCACTTTGGTTGAGCTGCCCTTTCTCGTATAATTCCTGAATAGATTTTAGTTCATTATCACGATTAGCTTTCAACAACTTTTCTGGCGCATATTTGCCAGCAAGCTCTAAACGTTGGCGAGCAAAGCGTTCTGCAATAGCCGTTTTTGCGGTTTCATATTCTTGATACGATACCACACCTTTTTTATTGTGTTCTTCCAACCGTTGGAACATTCGCGCTTGCTCTAACTCGATTTCGCCTAGACTAGAGCTGTTTTTCTTGCGAATTTCATCGTAGAAATTAAGCCAACTATCACGAGCATTTTCACCTGATTTTTTGTGACTTTCTTTGATTTGTGTTTCAATTGTTGTCACTTTGGTTTCATCGGAAAACATTTTTTCTAATGTTGCTTTTCCGGCTATGATCTTATTTAGTGTTTCAACTGATAAACCAACAGCTTTATCTGCTGCATTAGCTGCGGTAATGGTGCCTGTCGCAATGCCGATCAATACTTCATTATATTCAGCACCCTCTTTCCCAAGCAATTCATAGAGACCTGCTAAAACATATGCAGATTTTGCTTGCCCTTGTTGTTTTAACTTCGCAACCTCTAATTTTTGAGCAAGTGTTGTTGATTTACCATTTAACTTATCAATTGCATCTTTTAAATCTAATGTCTTATCTGCCGCTTTGTTTGCACTATTCGCCGTATCATTAAAGCTTTTCGGTAAGTTAGCTATAATGTTATCTGTAGTTTCAGCTGATACTCCAAGCAACTTGAATTCCTGTCGCACTTCATCAACATTTTTGCCTGCTCGCAGCATCTTCTCGCCAAGCGGAGAAAGCATTTTCTCAAGTGCCAGCCTTGCAATATCAGCATTTTCTTTAGTTGCTTGGATTTTATCTTTTAAACGTTTGATTTCGGCATCATTTGCATTTCCACCAACGCTAATACCATCGAAATCTGCACTAACTTGCTTTGCTGCTATTTCCGCTTTGTATTTTTTAATCTCAGCGTAATATTTTTCTATATCTTCAAGCTGTTCAGTAATTTTAACTGATAATGCTGCCTCGCTGATTTGCTCATAAGATTCAGCTAAAGCTTGATTAGCAATAGATGTATCTAATGCCCATTGTCGAGCTTCTGCCGCTCGTGAACTGAAGAAAATTAATGATGTAGCAGCTATCCCAATTACACCAGCAGGCCCACCAAGTAGAGCCATTACACGTTGCAAACCTTTTGCCGCCATCGTTGCAAGATTAGTTGCTGTAGCAAGGTTTCGTTTTGCAGTGGCTTCAGCTTGTGCAAGTGCAATAATTTGAGCAGACTGCACTTTCATTCTTTCACGCAATGCAAAGCGTGTTTGTTCAGATTGTGCAAGTTTAAATTGTGCGTTTAAGCTTGCCATTTCAACCTGAGCCGCTGTACGCATTGCGGTAGCTTTTATTGCTATGGCTTTTGCCTCAGCAATATGCGCTAGAGCATTTTTTGCACTAGCATAACCCGTTTTTAATAGTTCCAAGCCGTATTTGCTAAGATGACCGATAGCAAGTGCAGCTGTCAGCGATCCAAGCCCAATAATTAATTCTTGGAGATGATCGCTAACAAAATCGACCCCAGTAGCTAGTTTTTGCGTAACACCTAACGCACTATTTGCTTCACCTGAAAACTTAGTTATCGATGTCTCTAAATTTGTAAAAGACATTGAAAGCGTTTTCACGCGTTTATTAAAGTCATTATCAACCGTATCTCGTGCTTTTACTAAAGCTTGGATAACGGTGTGAATATCTAATTTCCCTGCTTTAGCTAAGTTTTTCAGCTCACCAGTTGTTGTGCCAAGCCCTTTAGCTATCGCGTCAGCAAGACCTTGAGTTTGCTCAATCACAGAATTAAGCTCATCACCGCGTAATTCCGCACTTCCCAATGCTTGCCCAAATTGCATTAATGCTGCTTCTGCTGCACCTGCACTAGCACCTGAGATTGCAACAGATTTTGCAACAGTCTCAGTTAATTCGGAGACTTGTAGTTGAGATAAATTCAGTCTATCTGCATTTTGTGCAAAGCGTTGATAGATTTGTGCAGTAGCACCAACAGCTTGATTGGTTTTTAAAGAAATATCAAACACCGATTCTGTCGCAGCCACCATAGCTGTTTGGCTATTTGTTACTAAGCGAATACGGTTTTGCAATTCAGTATAACTATCCGCGTATTTTATCACATCAGAAATACCAGATGATAAATAGGAACCGCCCGAACTTACAATGCCCGCCCAAAAAGTACGGCTTGTCGTTTTATTAATTGTATTTGCCGCTTTCTCTATGTTATTCAAATATTGAGTAGTACGCTCTGAGAATTGTTTTGCTTTGGCCTGCGCTTTTGTAAAATTCAATTCAAATTGTTTTGCGAACTTTTGCGTTTGATAGGATGATTTATCAAGCGCCTGATTAAACTGAATTGAGTCCAAACTCAAAAGAATATTTAACGAACCTAAACTTGACATATTCACCTCATAAAAAAAGCCCGCCGAAGCGAGCTTTTAGAAACTTATAATTTAATTAATAATAACATATTTCACACGATTCTTATCTTGTTCAACTATCCTTAGTTTCTTAATACGGTTATTTTCTTTAATAATAGCTACAACAAGACAAGTTGCGAAAATAGCAACATATACACCAATAAAAGCGAGAATATAAATAAAATCAACAGCAAATAAAAGGAATAATGTCCCTAATGCAATAAGCAGTATAAAAAAGCATTTTGCTGTAAATTGAATAAAATCACGCAACATACTTACCACCTTCTATAAGTTGAAAGTAACTGTTTTTCCTGTGGGTAATTCAACCGATAAATTTAACACACCACCCATTGCTTCAATGTAACGTTTAACTGATGATAATTTAATGTCATTGCCACGTTTTTCAAGGGCGACAACTGACGGCTGAGAAATACTTAATGCTTCTGCCATTTGCTTTTGTGAAAGCTCTAATTCTTCACGAATACGGTAAAGTTGTAACTCCATTCGCATATCGTCTGCCATAGCTTTCACTTTCGCTTGCTTTTCAGCTGGAAGATTATTCATCAGATCTTTAAATTTCACGCTCATTTTCTTGCTCCTTAGTTAATTCAGAAAGGTAATCATCATAGGTTTGTTCCGCTAGGGCAATCATCTCTTTGTAAAAGAGTTTTTCTTTCTTGCCTTTTTTATCTCCGCCACATAAAACAATCGCTTGTCTGACAGGGTCGAAAATATAAAATAAACGGAATACCGATAATTTAGACTGTACTCGCAATTCTTTTAAATTGGTATATTTAGAGCCTTGCAGCGTATCCGCATAAGGTCTGCTTAATTGTGGACCTTCTGTTGATAATAATTCCAACGCCGCATAGATTTTTAATACGTCATCTTCTGCCAGCGTTTCTAACCAGTTCAAAAGTGGGTCTTGTAAAATTACTTCCCATTCTTGTTTCATACAGCTATTACCTTTCTTATTATTTATATAGATTTTAATCTATATAAGATTCAGAAGCAATAGATAATTTAACGATTTGCTAAATAATCAGCCACTCCGTCATCATCTTCATCATCCATTTTTTCTTGGTAAAACGGCATAAAATCAGATAACTCTGGAGGCTTAGACTTAGGGTCTCGATTTATCATAGCAAGCAAATGTGAAACTTGTGCAGTACGATAATCCTCTCGCCATAATCCAAAAGGCTGTTCCTGATAAAAAATTTCGTATTCTTGGAGATGACGCTCTGGCATTTGCTCAATTTCTTCAAGTGTTTTGCCGAGAGAAAGTGAGAGGTTTATTTGGAACTTTCTTCGGCTTGAGAGTTTTTTGGTTCATCTTCCACAATAGCTTGCGTTAATTGCTCAAATACAACCTTATCTAATTTGGAAAGTGCGGTTAAATCATCAGGATTATCCATATCAAAAAGATTTTTACCATCTTGATCGCACAACCGCATAGCAAGCGTACGCGTTAATCGATTCGGGTCATAAATTTTAGCAAGTTGCTCAGTAAGGTGTTTTTCATCATTGAAGTTCAATTCAATACCTTGACTCTCTGCAATGTGCACCAATTCTTGTTGTTGCCCATAAAGCACACGATTCATTTCACCAACAGTAATTTCACGGATATAATAATTCTCGCCATTAATAATGATTGGGGTAATTTTAGGCTTATTGGCTAAAAGTTTTTCACGTAGATTCATTATTTATCACCTTTGTTTTTAATTGAATTAATAATATTTGGGAGTCGCCAAGCGATGATGAAACATACGCCTAACACTAAATAAGCT